AGGTTGCACTGAGTGCTCCCATTAATGCGTTACGCATCTTTTCAATGTCAATACGCTCAATCTCTTTGGATACGTTTACGTTCCAAGGAAGTTCTTGCATTACAAACTCTTGTGAGATTAGGTTTGCCTGTAAAGCCTGAAGGCTAAAGATAAGGGCACGTGATGGGTCAAGTCCTGACATCAGACCGTAGCGTACGTTTACACTGTAGTCTTCCTTGATGTCTTTTTCTGGGCTGTACTTTAAAACATATGGAGCGCCATTGAAAGTCATACGTGTTGACTTTTCGCCAGGGAATAACTTCTCGTCCATTTCCATGGCTAGAGCCATTACATCCTGCAATGTTTCTGCAAGGATTTGCTGACCAGCCTTGATTTGGGAATCAAAACCACCAAGAAGTGCCTGAACACCAGAACCCGTAATTACGGATGCATTGACGGTACCTGAGCGACCCTCTGGGTAACGAGCACCCATACGCATTTCTTGCTCAAGGATTGCTTGTTCTTGGAAAGCGCCAGGTGGGATTTCTAAACCAACACGGCGAACACCCTGTGGGTTAGAGGTACGCATAACTGCGTCAGGACCAAATGCAAACTCTTGCATGTCCTGTGGAACAACCATAGGTGCGTTAACTGATTTCTCAGCAGCATCCATGGCAAGAAGGCTAAAGCGAGCACGGGCAATCTGTGCCCAGATAACATCATCAAACTGACCACGTGGGTCTTCTTGGTCAATGCCTGGACGCTTAGCAATACGCACACTTAGTTTACCAAGTAGGTTTTTTGCCTTGCGAAGGGGAAGGTTTCCTCGTTGTGGAAGAAACAGGATTACCTGTTCTTTGTCTTCGTAACGAATCAAATCAAGTAGAGTGCCAAGGTCAATATTTCTGCGGTCTTCTCCACCAAGGATTTGGCGTTCGTACTCTGGGAACTCAACAATAAGTTCACCAATAGATTTCAGGTAGCGCTTGCTATATGAAACACATCGTCCGTAGCGGTCATATTCTGGGTAAGCACCCAATGGGTTTTCTACACGAATGCGTGGCATACGAGCCTCAAAGTCAGGCTCTACAACAAACGGCAGGAAGGCATAAGTATTATACCAGTCTGCGCCTGTATACATCTGAGTTTGTAACCCAGAAAATTCAACGTAGTTATTGACAATCATGGAACGCAAGTCAGCGTTCTTTTTTGCCCTGTCAGATGTTACGTCAGGTGTTTGACAGTTAAACGATGGTAGCGGTGCTAGAACTTCAGCCAAGTCACGGGCAACAACGTCAACAAAGTTGGCAATCATTGGCTTAGTCATGCCCTCTGGGAACATGTCTGGGTATACGGATACCATGTCACCACGGCGTACGGCTGTTATGTCTGCCATACGTTGGTCACGGACTGAGTATCGTTGGCGAAGGTATAGTACCTTGTCAGCGACCTGTTCCATAGAGAGTGCCATTGGTATCCTTAAAGATAAGTTGTATGTCGTTCCATTGCCAAATCATCAAGATTGACAACGGCTTGCTGCGCCATTTGGCGCTGGGTAACAAAGCGACTTGTTGCGTGGTAGATTTGAGTTCCTGAGTGCTGAATCATTTCCTTGGCTTTAATCTCGCAGAACCACAGAGCCATTACAACGTCTGTGGGATTGCGAGTTCCAGGCTTCCAAGTAATCAACTGATTGATTAGAGCCTTGATACCCTCGTGGTACTGAGGGTCTGGTAGTTCAATGAGATTATCTCGGTTGTGCTTAGCGCCACCCATGGTACCAAACAAGCCTTGCATAGCAGCCACACCAAAGTCGGTGTCCCACTTGTTCTTGCCAGTGAAGTGGCTAGAGAATCTAACACCCTTATTAGCCAGGTACTGGCGGAACTCTTCGTCCACCTCGTACATCTTCTGGTGGGCGTTGATTTCAATACGCAGTTCTACTGGCTTATAGGTGTTAATCCAGTCTTCAATGATTGCACGAATCTTGCCAGGAGTTGGGTCTGACATATTGTAGGCATCTAGGACTAGACGTTTAGCGGACTGACGGTCTACAGCGTAGACAACTAACGCAGTCTTTCCTGCCATAGCAGGGTCCATACCAATTAAGGTTACCCATTGTCCGTCTCGTGGATGTCCAGCCGCTCCCACACGGAGAGGACCAGGTTTACGCATACGATTAACACAGGCGTTAACAATCGCTGGGTTAAAAATCGCATCATCATCAATATCCTGTTGTTGGTAAACTAGTGCCCACGTTGAGGCGGTTACCTCACTACGTCTTGTAAATAGTGCTGGTCCGTCCCACTTCTGGTAGTAACCATCTTCGTCTGGCACAGCATCATCATCGCCATCCCAAGGACGGTCTGAGCGCTCCCAGAGAGTAACCCACTTCTTAGGGTCATCATCAACCTCTAGCGCTGCTGGCATGGCAAGGCGTGTAAACGGGCTTGCCCCACCAGACCAGTGTTCTGGGTTACGAAGTTCTCGGTATAAATCTACAGCCCCGATACGGGTGCCTACTATAAGTAACTTGCCGTTTTTACCTAGACGGGTGATTACTTCCTTCTGAAGCCAATCCAACTGCTTCTCCCACTCGTGGGCGTTGGCAGTGGTGATAACGTCATCTAGGATAATCAGGTCAGCACGGGCACCGTAAATCTGACCACCAATACCAAGGGCTTGAATCGTAGGGTCTTTTTCGGAGGAGTCACGGGCTTCTTGACCTAAGTAAACCGTATCGGTCTTCCAGGTGTCGGAGTCTTCTTTCCAGCCACCAGAAGGTCCATAGACCTGCTGTAACTTAGCATAGCGTGGATGGCTAAGGCGTTGCTTGATGGAGTAGACGAACTCACGGGCTTTAGTTAAAGTCTTGGACACCACAATGATACGCACGTTGGAATCCATGGCAATACGGTAGGTGCTATAGCCCACGGTGATTACGGTGGATTTGGCGTGCTCAGGTGGCACGTTAATTAAGATACGATTCTTGCTGGCTTTTTCGTAAGACATAGATGGGTGGAGCCAGGATGGCTCATTACCCTCTAGGACATCAATCCAGTCCTGTTGGTGAGGGAATACTTCATTACCTAAGAACTCTTTGGAGAATGTAGCGAAGTCTATGTTCTTGCCGTTGTCGCTTCCCAGGGTGACCTTCATAAGGTCGGAACCCTTGGTGCGTGCTATCTCTAGGTTCTTGGCGAACACGGGGTCTGTGAGCCACTTCTTTAGAACATCGGGCTTACGACCTGCCATGGATATGGCAACTCGCACCTCAATGCCAGTTTCTACTAGGGCTATAACTTTAAGTTTATCTTCCCTTAGACGTACAACGTTGTGGTGCTCAGCACCGCCTTTGGCTGCCATATCAAGTTATCCTAACTTAAGCATTCACCTGATATTATCATCAAATAAAATGATATAAAAATTACCTATATAAGTGCCCCTTTAGGGGCACACAGTTACAGCCCTTAAGGGGCTGTTTGGTTACGTTAGGCAGCCCCAAAAGGCTGCCATTATGTTGTGTGCGCTTTGGCGCACTTATGTTATTTTATCCCACATATATACTAACCCTGTTATAAAGGGACTGTAACGTTTCGTTACCAAATTGTTATAAACTATTTTTAAAGTTGTTTATCCAATGGGTTTTGGTTGTGTGCATAATTAGTAAATACTGGAAAAAATATTTGGTTGTAGTAATAGTATAATATATATATGTAGATTAACAACTGGGGGTCGTAGCCATTTTTATCCACAGGTTATCCACAGGTGTTAATAACTTGTGTATAACTTATCCCCACCCCTGTGGACGGATTGAATACAATAATTAAGTAACCATTTGGTTGCGTAATTAACATTAGTCGGGGGATTTACAGACTGGGACAGTCTCCCCCTGTGGATAACTGTGCCTCACCTGTGGATTATTGTTCACCAACTGTTTACCTGTATTTGCCCCCTTGGGCTTGACAAGGACAGGAAAGTGTCGTAGATTTTGAGATGTCAGGGAAAAGCCCCGACACCACAACAAGGAGGAAAGAAAATGCACACAATGACAGACAACATTTTGGAATGGCGCAAGGTTGAGTATGCGATTGAGGGCTTAACCCGCTGGCTAGGACAGACAGGGCTACCCGATGACATGGCACGCCTTGCAGTTGAGGAACTAGCCGAAAAGTTTGGACTAGATGAGGTCATGATTGCGGAGATTCTCGCCGTACTAGAATAGACCGAAACCCCG